TTCCGGTTCCGCAGCCTGAGATGGCGCAAGCCCCTGTTTAAGAACACAAATGACCTGCAAAGATTGCCGATATCGGGCCTCTGACAGCACTTGTCGGAGGTTTCCGCCCACCAGTAGACCCACTTGTTGGCCTACTGTCTTGGAATTTGATTGGTGCGGTGAATTTCAAGCCATGATTGCCATTGTCGCTCCCCCGCCGCCCCTTCCGCCGACCCCGCAACAGCCTATTCCTCAGAGTGGGCCACTACTTGAGGAATTGGTGGAGGGTGTTGCGCCCAGAATCCGGGTTCAGAAGGTTCGCAAACCCGAGAACATGAAGGACATCCAAGAATCACCCCTATTCCAGTCCTGATATGGCCGACTACCAGGGAAAGAAGGTCACGCTCAACAAGCCTTTCTACACTCCGGGCGAGGCGAAGAAGCGGGCGGTTTATGTTCGCAACCCCAAGGGGACTGTGATCAAGGTTCGCTTCGGGGATCCGAAGATGGAGATCAAGAAGGACGATCCGGAGCGTCGGAAGAACTTCCGCGCACGGCATAATTGCGATACGGCGACGGACAAGACGACCCCGAGGCACTGGTCCTGTAAGGCTTGGTAATTTATGAAGAAACAATCGAAGTTCAGTAAACTGGCAACGCAACTCAAGAAGGAGGGCGCGGATGATCCGCGGGCTCTCGCGGCATACATCGGGCGCAAGAAGCTCGGGGCCGCGGAGTTCATGCGGCGACAGGCGGCGGGTCGTAAGAAAGCTGCGAAATGATCAGCACCTTCGCCAAGCTCCGAGCCGCGTGGACATTCACACGGCACCAGCGATGGGTGGATCCGCTCCCGTGGACCAAGGAGGACGCCACCGCGCTTAATAGCTTTTTCAAGAGCGATACCGGGAAGAAGTTCAAGGACGCTCTCCTGAACACGGTTCTGATGCAGAACGCTTCTGCTATAACAGACCGAAACCATTTGCAATACTCCTCGGGATTTGCAATGGGTCAGGCCAGTCTTGTGAAGGTCATCGAGATGATGGCCGACCGAGAATCAATTACGGGGCAGGAAGATGATCCGGATTCTGCCACGAACACATAGGATCAAAGTTGCGGTTGCTGCGTCTGTGCGGGCCAGCAAACGAGTATAAGCACAATATGTCAGATGAAAATATGAGCGCCGACGCGATGCTCGCATTGGCCAGAGATCACGATGCCGGTGTCGATATCGACAGCCAGCCAGCGGAGCAGGCTCAAAATAATAACGAGTCTGCTTCGGTTGAGCAGGAATCCTCAAATGAGGTGACCGCCAGCAAAGAGAGCGATGGTGGCGAGCAGGAGGTCAGCGCGAAATCAGAGTCGGAATCCAAGGCCAAGCAGAAGGAGGAGAAGCCGAAGGATCAGAAGAGCAAATTCGCCCAGGAGCAACAGCGTAAGGCTAAGTCTTGGGAGCAGATCAACGCCGAGAAGGAGGCTATCAAGGCTGAGCGCGAGGCGGTGAAGCGTGAGCGGGAAGAGTGGAGTAAGCAGCGGGAGCAATCCACGGCTGCCGAGTCCAATTCGTTCCGGGACGACAAGGGATACACTGCGGAGGATTACGAGGCTGCGGCCAAGGAGTTCGATGCGGATGGTGATACCCAGTTGGCCAAGGCAGCGCGAGCCAAGGCTGATGGAGTCCGTAAAGCGGCGGGTGCCAAGCAGCAGCAGGTTCAGCAGGAGCGTTTCAACAAGTCATGGGCTGAGAACTATGGCCGACTCTCTGAGAAGGAAGTCTGGCTCAAGGATCAGTCCAGTCCTGAATACAAGCGCACGGTTGAATTGTTGCAGCGGGTTCCGTTCCTCACTGCGATGCCCGATGGACTTGTCCATGCGGTTGAACTGATGAAGCTCCAAGATACTGCGGGTCGATCTCAGTCGCTTGAGTCCGAGAATAAGGCTCTGAAAGAACAGCTCAGTAAGCTCCAGCAGAAGACCGCTATTGGGAAAAGCGTTCCGGCAGGACAACTCAAGACCGAGGAGAAAGATTTCTCCCGGCTATCCATGAAGGAGCAAAGGGATGCGCTCATGCGAGCGTCGAGGGAGTTCGACCGGGAAGGCAACTGATAGCACAACCACAACTCAAATATGCCAGTTACAACCTCTACTACGCTAACCAACCAGTTCCAGAACTACTTCAGCAAGGAGCTGCTCTCGATCGTCCAGCAGGAGACGATTCTTGATCAGTTCTCGATGAAGGCCCCGATCCCCAAGAACAATGGTAACAAGGCGATCTCGATGTTCCGTTTCGGTTCGCCGAGCATCGGCAGTGTTCAGTCTTTGGGAGAAGGCACCGCCATCGCCTCGGCCAACTACCGCGCTCTCGCGCTGAACAAGCTCGACAAGACCCTATCCCAGTATGGTCAGGTGATCGGTTTGACTGACATCCTCCGCGCCACCGACCTGTTCAACAGCTTGCAGCAGGCCACCAAGACCAGCGGTCTGGACATGGCCCTCTGGGTTGATACGATTATTCGTAACACCCTGATCGGTTCCAACCTCACGGTGAGCGGTTCCGCGATGGGTACTGGTCCTGAAGCTGGTTCTGTTGGTTCTCCAGGTCCCTTCGAAAACGCTGATCGTTGTAACGATAATGCTGCTGCTGGCGGTATCAACGTGTACGGTAACCCCGCCACGCTGGGAGCCGGCAACCAGACCTACACCGCTCTTAGCGATGACAATACCGCGGCCAACACCACGATGAAGGCCGAGGGCGTCCTCGATTCCATGACCCGCCTGAAGCGCAACCGCGCTCCGATGATCAACGGTGGCTACGTCCTGGCGACCGATCCCCGCGTTGCCCGTGACTTGATGCGCGATAGCGACTGGTTGAACGCCTCCAACTACGGCAACAAGGGTGTGCCGTTCTACAAGGGCGAGGTGGGTTCCATCTACGGTTGCCGCGTGGTCACTCAGACCAACTCGTTCATCAGCCAAGGCAACATCACGACCGCTGGCCAGCAGTTCGTTTTTAACAACACTGGCCTTGGTGGTTTGACCGACACCTCTGACATCATCGCTTCGTTCTTCTTTGGTAACGAGGCGTTCGGTATCCCCGCCCTGACCGGTGATGATCCGTTGTCTCCGAAGATCGTGATCACTGATACCCCCGACAAGAGCGATCCGTTGAACCAGCTCGTCACCGTTGGTGTGAAGCTGTACTTCGCTACGCTCCGTCTGGCCGCTGGTAACACCGGTTCAACCGGTAACCCGACCTGGTACTTGGTGCATCGTACTAAGACCGCTTCCACGCTGTAATATGCGATCCAAGACGGCCACCATCATGGTGATTGCCGTCAGCCCAAAGGGGCATCATCGAGCAATCGGTGGTGCCCCTTCTCATTCCGCTTGCGGATGTGATGAGGCTGACAACAATGCGCCCATGATTTCTATTCCGGTCGAGGCTCTTTCCACCGACATGGAGGATGGCCAACAAGCCATGCCCGAAGTTGGTGATGAAGTTGTCCTAGAGGAAGTTCGCGGTGTTCTCAAGAAGCTCGAAAACGGCGAGGCTTATGTCGAGATCCGCAGTGTGAACGGTATGCCCGCCGAGTACGAGTCCAAGAAGGATAAGGGTATGGAGATGGAAGGCCCTATGGACGAAAAGGGTATGCGCGACATGGTCGCCGAGTACGACAGCGAGATGGAATCCTGATATGCCGATCTACACCTTCGAGAGCAATGGCAAGTCCATCGAGCATATCGCTCCGATGGGTACTGATTCCATTGTCCTTGATGGCAAGCGTTGGAGCAGACAGCCGGTGGCCCGCTTCGGGGTCACCGGTTTTGCCCGCGAGGCCGAACTCAAGGACCATGTGAAGAAGGGATTCAGCCGGATGGAAGACCGGCAGGGCTCCCGCTTTGAAAGCACTTTCAGCAAGAATCAAATTCGCAAGATCTGGGATATATGAGCGCAAATTCAAATCTGGCCACTGAGTATTCGATGGGTAACGGCGGGTTCAAGCTCGTCCTCGTTACCACGTTGACCACTGGCCCATTCGTTGCGGTCACCACGATTGCTCCGACCACCTTCACCTCGATCACCGGCAAGAACATCAGCGGCAGTTGGTCGTCGGCCACTATCCCCGCTGGTATCACGCTTCCTGGACCGATCGACAGCTTCCAGATTTCGAGTGGTCAGGTGGTCGCTTTCAATGGAGTGATCAACTCTTAAGCCGTGACACTCGCTCTCGGAACAAGATTAACGTCCAGCGGATCCGGTGGGAATGTCACCCCGATTGATCCGCCGGTCGAGCGTCGAGTTCTTGTCACAGACCACTCTCTGGAGCCAATTGTTCTGGAGTTTGACCCCGGAGACCCTGTTGTATATCTCGTAGCGTCAGAAGGCACTTATGATGTAATGACGCTTGAGGGTGGTACAAGTCCTATTGGAGTAACAACCGAAGACCTTGGAAGATTCATTCTAACAGTTAACTGATATGCCAGATACGAAAATCACAGCACTGACGGCGATCGGAGCTAATCCGATTATCCCAGCAACCTTCCCCATCCCGATGGTCGATCTTACCGACACATCAATGGCGGCAAGCGGCACCACGAAGAAGGTGACCGTGAACCAAATCCTAGGTTCCGGCGGCACCGCCACCCTCGCCTCCGCCACCATCACCGGCGATCTGACGGTGGACACCTCGACGCTGAAGGTTGATTCGACGAACAATCGGGTGCTTGTTGGAACTACGAGCGCATACGGTAGACTGACTGTTGGTGTTGGGTCTGGTGCGCAAACATCAACAATCACAAATGCTGCATCTAGCTTGTATGACATTGACTACACAAGCAGCGGAACCATAAACACTCGTTTATCGTTTGTTAATGCAAACGGCATAACTAACGCCGCAATCGATCGCATTGGAAATCCGTCTTTGAACGATAGCGGAAATATTGCGTTCCTCACCAGATCAGGTTCTGGATCTTTGACCGAGCGATATCGCATTGCCGCTGATGGTGTTGCCACTTGGTCCGAAGTTGGAGGCGTCGCTGGAACCGCCATGACCCTGAACTCCACGGGGCTGGGGATTGGTGCGAGTCCTTCCTACAAGCTGCATATTGGCGACAGCCAAGCGTCACAGACAACCATTTATGTCGATAACCAAGCCAATGACCCCGCTGCGTCTTCTGCTTTGACGCTTTCGGCTTACGGTGGGAATTGGAATTTGTCTGTTCCGCGATCTGCCACCTTCGTCAATCCGCTGATTTTCAAGTTTGGATCGACGGAGATGATGCGAATCGACGCGAGCGGGAATCTGTTGGTGGGGACGACGAGTGCGCTTTCGGCTTGGGCAACCAGACTCACTCTTTCGACTGATGCGGGAACGACAAAATGGGCAGTTGGGCCTTATGCTGACCCGAACAACTTCATCATCAGCGCATCCGGTTCATTCGGTGTTTACTTGAATGGAACCAGCGCGGTTTCTTGGACCGGCATTTCCGACGAGCGACTGAAGGACATCATTGAGCCGATCAGCAACGCTGTCGCTAAGGTTGGACAGCTTCGTTCTGTTATCGGCAAGTTTAAGGCAGACGAGACAAACACTCGCCGGTCGTTCCTCCTCGCTCAGGATGTCCAAGCTGTTCTTCCTGAAGCGGTCGATGCGTCGAACCCTGACCGACTCGGCGTGGCCTACACCGATGTCATCCCGCTGCTTGTCGCCGCGATTAAAGAACTCGCCGCTCGCGTCCAAACCCTCGAAGCTAAGTAATTTATGACCATCCTCTGGCTCATCGAACGCCTTCTCGTAAAGCCCACCGAAGGCACTCTCACGGACGTTGTAATCACCGCCGACTGGAGGTGCAACGGCACCGAAACCACCGGCAGCGGAGACACCGAGAAGAGCTACAGCGGCACCTGCTACGGTAGCTGCTCATTCGCTCCGCCGACTGGTAGCTTCACTCCTTACGAAGACCTTACGCAGGATCAGGTCTTGAGCTGGTGCTTCGCCAACGGCGTGGACAAGTCGGCCATCGAAGCGAACGTCACCGCGCAGATCAACGACCAGATCAACCCGCCCGTGGTGAGTTTGCCGCTGCCGTGGGTGCCGCTGGTTGTCGAACAGAAGGTGCCGGTTTTGGTTGCGGAGCAGCCTGTCGTTTCCGACACTGCGGTCTGATATGGAAATCACCATCACACTCACTCAGGAGCAGACCAATAGCCTGCTCCAACTCATCGACATCGCCATCAAGGCCGGTGGCTACCAGAACGCTAAGGTAGGCGTTCCTTTGGCCGACATCATCCTCACAGCAGCCCAACCAAAAGCATCCGAGTAAATGGACTCAAATCACGGCGGTGACACAAATCAGATGATTGTCTCCATGGGAGGAGCAGCAGCGGCCACCGCTGTTTCGTTCATCCCATGGCTCACCGACATCGTTCGACTCGTCACCGCCGTGATTGGCTTACTATGCGCCATCTACGGTGCGTATCGCTTATTCCGCTCCAAATGAAAAACACCAAGACCACTCTCGCCGGCATCGGTGCCATCCTGGTCGCTGTTGGTGGGGCTCTTAAAGCCCTGTTCGACGGTGATCCGACCACCCATCTGGACATCACCACGACTATCGCAGCGGTCACCGCTGGCATCGGTCTGATCTGGGCTAAGGACGCCAAGGACGCCGAGAAGAAGCCCGAGTGAACTGGGTCTACCAGATCGTCCTGGCATTCCTCGACTGGATCCGAGCAACCCCACCCACCGATGTCCAACACGGCCAAGCTCCAAAACCTCTCAAGGATGATCTGGCTGCTCGTGTTGCCGATCTTCCTGGGCTGCCAGACGAAGGTGGTCCTGGTCCCTTCCGGTGATCCCGTGATGCTCGCGAAGCCTGTGAAGGCCAGCGTCTACGGATTCGATTCAAAC